AATCCCCATAAAGGCCAGGGTTACTAATGCGTGAGTTACTGTGATGTCTAGATCATTCATTGTGGTGCCCCTTTTTGGATTTCCCTCGAAATCCGTCATACACAGGGTTGCACACAGATGTGCCTAAATCAAGAACCTATCCCCAGCGTTTTTTATCCCAAATGAAGGAACCATCGGGGTTCATGATAATACTGACCGGATTGACCAAACTTCCTGAGACTTCCAGAAGGCCAAAACCCATCTGCCAATTAGGAGCGTTTAGAGGCCTCGTATAGGCTGCTTTACGTACGGCCATGAGGTGCCCTGCCTCAAAGCCGAAAAGTGGCTGTAATCGGCCTCTGAGCCCCGTAGAACGCCAAATGATGCCTTGGCGATGAGTATGCCCGCAAACCACGTTTTTTCCCATGCGTTCGACGAGCTTGGCAGCTGTGCCTCCTGCGTACTGAGCCAGGCTTCCTTCGTCGCCATGAGCCAGGATGGTGTTAGGGGCTATTTGGCCGGGTTGCTCATGCCAGGTGATGCCTAGATCCTTAACGCCGATTAGCTCAGTGTATTTCAATCCTCGAAGGCTTGTAAGAGCCGGAGCGTTGCGCTGGATGTAGCGCTCGAATCGGTCGGTGTGGTTAGACCGGACTAGGTGGATCTTCTTATCGTCGCCTAGCGCCTTCCGAATCCTTGCAAGAGTGTCGCGAGTAGCATCCAGGTCGGACTGGAGCTTAAGGGAATACTCTCCTCGGCTCTTAGCCTCCCATTTTGAGAGCATCGGTAAATCAGCCTCATCGCCCACAATAGCGACACCATCAGGCTTAATGGCTTTAATAAAGTTAATAACATTCTCGGTTGCCTTTTGATGGTTGTAAGGAATCTGTAAATCTGGGACTATTACTAGCCTAATCTTCTTCATCCATTTCGTCGGGAACGTCATCCCATAGATCGTCATCCTCGTCGTCATCATCGACAGCATCTTCTTCGATAATGGTCTGGCCTGGGAATGTCCACTCTGGGATTTGGTTCAGCACTATGTCGAAAGCTTCTCGGCGAGTAAATCCGGCACTCATGTATGCATCGAGAAGTCGGTACGCTTCACGCGCTTGGGCGCGCATTGGCGATAAGGGTTCGGCAAAGAGAATCAGATCGTCGTGATTTTGTTCTTCCATTGGAACCCCTCTCGCGCCTCTAGGATAGCGACTTATTCAGAAGCATCCTATAAATCTCATCCACACGCTTCTCAAGCCGGCTGACTTGGTCTTTCATGGACTCGCCACCATTGGGCTTTAGCTCGTTGAGATAATGCTTGACCAGGAATTGAACGAGGTAGGTAACTCCGCCTAGCGCTGTAAAAGACACGCTGACGACTGCAACCCAGTCGCCAATGCTCATGCTTTGGTTGCCTTCTTGCCGTTAGATCCTGAAAGGCCGGCAGCTACGAGCGCAGAGAGAATGGAGCGATAGTCCAAATCGAAATTGGTAGCTTGCCAGCACACTAAGAATCCGGTGATTCCCATGATGATTTGCTTGCTATCTATTTTCATTTCTCGAGGCTCCTTAGCTTGAATGGGGTCTTATCGTTATCACCTAGTGGGGTGAAGCTGATGTGAATGTGGCCAGTATGAGGATTACCTTTGTAGGTGCGCCACTTCCAATTCATGCGGGAGCTGGCAATCTTGCCATGGTGGATGATGTAGCTGATGCGCTTCTCGCCTGCTTTGGCTAACAGCCGTAACTCATTGGCTAAATCCCAAGATTGGTCTTTGTATTTCTTGGTTAAGTCTGCATCTACGTCGATAGCCCGAACCCAGCCATTTTCGTCAGGGTTGTGATCCGACGGCCTAGCTTGATGCCGGGTATCGCCGATCCATCCATCGCTCGACTTATCGCGCTTAGGCCATTTGGCGTTTATCTGCGCGCGTAGCGTCTGAGCAGCTTTAGATAGTTTCGGGGTCGTAATCTTCCCAGGTCGGGATGCTTTCACTTGAGCAGTCTCCTGTTAATTTAGAGTGCGGCAATTTCTTCTTCCGTTAATCCCAAAGTTTTCAATTTGGCAATAGCCGAAAGTTTAAAATCTACTCGAACTGAATCTGCTCCATCATGTGTTTTCAGCAAATTTTCTATTTTTGTTTTGTCTTTTTCATTGCCAAAAACTATAAGATTATTTTCGCCGTCAATGTAAAATCTTTCAATTTTTACATTTTCATTTAATAAATCTTTGATAAAAGTTTCTCCATTAAAAGGATTTGGTAAAGTGAATTTCATTATGCCCCCAAATAGATAATAGTTAACGAGGAACGCGTAGATCCATAAGTGCCAATCGTCAATGACCCGCCACTATCTTGAAAAGCGTTCATTGTTATGTAATCACCTACGGCGCAATCAACTACCGCAACGGGATTGACTTGAGTTTCTGCTGCAGAACCAACTGACCTATTTACATAATAACCACTAATAATTTGACTTCCGTTTTTTAATATTTCGGCTTGGCGGTAGCCAGTAGCGTTCAAATTGAAATTTATATATCCAATAACCAAATATTTGCCAGCTTTGCCACTAGGAATAGTCATGCGTCCAGTATTAGAACTAGTCGAGTGAAATCCATCGGTATCAAAATTTTCACTATTAAAAGTTACTTCCGTAGAAGAGCTGTTATTTATGCTTTGAGTAGTGTTGTTATATGCTTGGCAACCAACGAAACCGGCGCCTGCGGATGCCCACTTCAAACCTGTTGCGGTTGTGCTATCCGCTGTTAAAACTTGACCATTAGTGCCAACAGCTAATCGGTCGAAAGTGTCTGCCCCAGTACCGACAACTAAATCACCCTTAGCGTCAATGGCTGTTGCCATGCTGTTAGTAATAGTTACAGCCCCAGAAGTGCCACCACCTGAAATCCCAGTCCCAGCGGTAACGGCGGTTATATCGCCGACATCATTAGTTATCCAGGTGTAGTCGAGATCAGTATTAGAAGCTTTGGCAAGAATCTGTCCGGTAGTGCCACCTTTGAGATCCACAAAAGACGTGTCGATGGCGTTGCCCAGCGTGCGCATAGCAGCTGCGCCATCTTTGACTAGGTCGGTATCGTCGGGGGTCTCCCAGCCGAAATTGGTAGTAGTTGCCATCGTTCTCCTTATGCGACTATTGTCGCGTTTAGCCAGTCTAGTATAGGGGATATTGTCTGCCAGGTCTCAGTTGCAGGCACAGAGTTCCAGCGGAAAGCCTGAAGTGAGAATTCAATCGGGGAAAGCAAAAGGGTCAAGTCAAGAGTGTTATAGCCTGCCCGAAATGTCCATCCCTCGACAAAGCCCTGAAAACGTGCCTCATTCATATTGGCAGGCAAGTCCATAAGATCTACGGGCATTCCAATAAAGATTCCAATGAGATGGTCGCGCTCGACATCGCTGAGTTTTGGACTTTGAAGCGGGAAGGTAATCGCATCTAATCCTGGGCGTGGGTAAGCGCGAAGATCTATGTAGCGGGCTGCCTGGGCTTCTGCGTCGGCTTTATGCTTAAGGAATGTATTAAAAGTCTGACTGAGAGTTCCGTAAAGGCCAATCGAGGCGGTATCGCTATCGACCGATTCATCGCTGAAGTTGTTGCCCGAGTAGATAGTTACATAATTGCGGACATCTCCGCCTTTAGTGTAAAGCCTGATTCCTCGGCCATAAGCATCTTCGGCCGATAGCTCGACGTAGCCATTAGTGCTGAGGTATTCGCTTCGGTGTGTGCTATCTGCGTAGCTGATTTGACCTTGGGCGTTCTCATAAAGGTATCCCTGGCCACTTTGGGCAATATCGCCGGCAAGCGTATAAACATCAGTCGTAGAAGCTTGACGCTGAACCATAAGATAATCGCCGGGTTGATCTATTTCGCCTAGGCCAGTATTAAGCGCATCTTCCCAAGTTTCGGTCGCGTTATAGTTTTGCCAAGTTAGAGCTGCTGGGGTCTGAGTCCAATTCTGAAAGAGGACAGCTTCAAGCAAGGTGTAAATTTGATTGCCGTCGTAATCTTCGGATAAATCGCCTTCTGTGGTCGCCTTAGGCAAGCGAGATAGCGCTCCAAGTGCGGTAATTGTGAGAACCTGGGTCT